GTTGTGGCAGGGGGTGGTGGTGGTGGTGGTTGGCAGGGCGGGGGTGGTGGCGCTGGGGGATTTAGAACTGCATCAGGGTTTGCAGTTTCCTCCGGCACCGCTATTACAGTAACTGTGGGCGGCGGAGGCATTGGTCAGCCGGCCGGCACTGATAATGCTTACACAAACGGAAGTAATTCCGTTTTTAGTAGTATAACCTCTACGGGTGGAGGTCGTGGAGGAAACTTTACCAATGCCGGATTAAAGGGTCAAAATGGAGGTTCGGGAGGAGGGGGTTCATACAACTCCGGAGCCTCCGCCGGCGGTGGAACAGGGACAGTCGGCCAAGGTAACAACGGGGGCATTGGCACTACTGCACCTAACTATGGCGCTGGAGGGGGCGGTGGAGCCTCCGCCGTTGGAGGTATTGGAACCGGCACTGTTTGTGGGGTCGGCGGAGCCGGCACTGCATCAAGTATTTCTGGGAGTTCCGTAACGTATGCTGGAGGCGGCGGGGGTAGTGCAGGTAACATCAGCAGCCCGGTTGGAGGGGCAGGAGGGGCCGGCGGCGGTGGGGCCGGCGGGACAAATAGTATGGGCACTAGTGGCACTGTGAATACAGGAGGTGGTGGCGGGGGTGCGGGCACCTCCGGCAATACCGGAGTTAACCACAAAGGCGGTGGCGCAGGTGGTTCGGGTATTGTGATTATTAGCTACTCTTCGGCATTTAGAGCCGCGACCGCTACAACGGGCAGTCCAACAATTACAGTGGTCGGTGGATTCAGGGTTTATAAATTTACCGGCTCCGGTTCAATAACATTTTAAAATAAGAGTTTAATCATGGCAAGCACGTCTTTCCCCTTGTTTGTTGCTTCTGTACTCATGAGGTCATAAGTTAATGGTTAAAAGATACAAAGGCGGTTCGATTTCTGCCACTCCACCCGCCTCGACTTCATCTGCCACTAGTGCGGTCTGGGGTATTAGCAAGCAAATTCAATTAGAACAGGCGAATAATTGGCCGCTAGTTGTACTCCCTGCGCCCTCAACAGTTGAATATCTTGTTGTGGCAGGGGGCGGCGGTGGCGGTGGCTGGGAGGGTGGTGGCGGTGGTGCTGGGGGATTACTTACTGCATCAGGGTTTGCGGTCTCCGCCGGCACGGCTATTACAGTAACAGTAGGCGGGGGAGGCATTGGTCAGCCGGCCGGCACTAATAATGCTTATGCAAACGGGAGTAATTCTGTTTTTAGTAGTATAACCTCTACGGGGGGAGGTCGTGGAGGAAACCTTACCAATACCGGACTCGCCGGCCAAAATGGCGGTTCCGGAGGGGGAGGTGCATTCCCAGGCTATGGGCCAGGTTCAGGCATAGTGGGCCAAGGGAACAACGGGGGCACTGATTCTAGTGGACCCAATTACAATGCCGGAGGAGGAGGAGGGGCCTCATCTGTTGGAGGGAACGCCTCCCAAGCTTTGGCGGGAGCCGGCGGGACGGGTACTACATCAAGTATCTCCGGGTCCGCCGTGACATATGCGGGGGGCGGAGGAGGTGGGACTTGGAACGCTGTAGGGGGTCCAGGAGGAGCTGGTGGCGGTGGCGATGGTGGGACAAGGAGCGGGACACCTACTGCTGGCGCTAGTGGCACCGTAAATACAGGAGGTGGCGGCGGAGGTGCAGGTACCACCGGCCCCAACGGCGTAAATCAATTGGGCGGTGGCACCGGTGGTTCGGGTATTGTGATTATTAGCTACTCTTCGGCATTTAGAGCCGCGACCGCTACAACGGGCAGTCCAACAATTACAGTGGTCGGTGGATTCAGGATTTATAAATTTACCGGCTCCGGTTCAATAACATTTTAAGGAAGGCCATGGCACATTTTGCAGAAATAGGGCTAGACAACACCGTGCAACAAGTTATTGTTGTGAACAACATCGAGTTGTTGGACGAAAACGGAGTTGAACAGGAGTCCATAGGTCAAGAATTTTGTCGTAACCTGCTGGGAGGCACCTGGGTTCAAGCCAGTTATAGCCGCCAGTTTCGTAAAAATTTTGCAGGTATTGGTTATACCTACGATGCATCTCGTGATGCCTTTATTCCCCCAAAACCTTACCAGAGCTGGGTACTAGATGAGCAAACCTGCTTGTGGGTTGCACCTGTACCATTGCCTGGGGACGACAGGTCGTACCGGTGGGATGAGGATTCAACCACCTGGATCGAAATAACCACTCAAATAGGGGTTTAATCATGGCAAGTACCTTTTCAGACCTTAAGTTTGAGCTGATCGGCAGCGGCGAGCAGTCGAACACTTGGGGCGACACGACCAACACCAACATTGGCACGGCCATTGAACAGGCTATCACTGGCCTGGGCAACCCTGTGTTTTTGACGGACACCAACCTGACTATTGATTTGACGGACCTGCTGGGGCCCGCTTTGCAGACAGCGCGAGCCTTGGTCCTCAATGCAACATCTGTGGGCAATTTGACCGCGACCCGCGAACTGGTCGTCCCGACGATCGAAAAGCAGTATCTGGTCCACAACAACACGTCTGGCGGCCAAAGCATTACCGTAAAAACGTCCGCAGGGACGGGCATCACCATTCCCAATGGCGCAAAGATGCACCTGTATGTGAACGGGGTGAACGTAATTGATGCTGTCACGCATTTCAGTGCCTTGACCCTTGGTGCGGCACTGCCTGTTACGAGTGGCGGAACAGGGGCTACGACTTCGACAGGCACGGGCAGTAACGTGCTGTCTAACAGCCCGACGCTGGTTACACCGGCTTTAGGCACCCCTTCCAGCGGAACGCTGACCAATGCCACGGGCCTGCCCTTGTCAACGGGCGTGACGGGATTGTTGCCAGTTGCCAACGGCGGGACAGGCACTGCCACCCCTTCCTTGGTGCAGGGGACCAACGTCACAATCACAGGCACTTGGCCAAATCAAACTGTTAGCGCCGTTGGGGTGGGCAACCTTACGGGCGCAGTGACTTCGGTAGGAACGACCACCTCTTTGGGATCGTTCACTTCTGCCAACCTGGCCGGAGCTTTGACGGACGAGACGGGCAGTGGCGCGGCTGTTTTTGCAAACAGCCCTACCCTCGTTACGCCCGCCCTTGGAACGCCTTCGGCGCTTGTGGGCACTAACATCACCGGCACGGCGGCAGGCCTGACAGCAGGCAGCGTGACGACCAACGCCAACCTCACGGGGGCGGTCACGTCAACGGGGAATGCCACTTCTTTGGGGTCGTTTACCTCCGCTAATTTGGCCGGGGCGCTGACAGACGAGACGGGCAGTGGCGCGGCTGTTTTTGCAACCAGTCCCACTCTTGTGACACCGGCTTTGGGCACACCTGCCAGTGGGACATTGACCAACTGCACTGTAGACGGAACGGCCAGCGTAGGCTATCGAAATATCCCTCAATCTGGGAGCAACAAAACATCTAGCTACACGTTGGTGCTATCGGATGTGGGCAAATTTATTGAACTGCAGACAGGGGGCACTGTCGTGGTTCCAGGTACCGTATTTGCAGCGGGAGATGTCATCAGCATTGTCAACAACACGAGTGCAACCATCACCTGCACCTGTTCTGCTGTTACGGACGTTTACAAAGCAGGGACGAACGATGACATTGGTTCTTTTGGCATTTTGACGCGGGGGTTGGCCACTGTCTTCTTTATTTCCGCCTCACGTGCAATAGTGTCGGGAAACCTGTCATGAGCGGGATTTTTAATCTTGTTCTTGCCAGTTTTGGAAGCGCCGCTTCCCCGGTGGGGCTATTAGCGGTCATCAGCAATCCCAACGGCAATGCCGTTTCAGCCCCAAACATGGCCATAAGAAACGACCAGTTAAACGCGTCTGTGCAAACCTCTGCGTCGGGATTCCAGCAGCTTACGGCACTGGGTATCCCACTTACACTGGACAGCATTACCTGGCAAACTGCGCTTACGGATGGGACAGACTTTCAAGGTGCTTCTGGAATTGCGATTGACTCTGCCGGCAACCCTGTAATAGCCGGGTCTAAGCTTATTACTTCCAGCAGTTTTAACACTGGATACGTTGTGAAATTCAACAACAGCGGCGTTGTTCAATGGCAGACTCGGATAAACAATAACTCGGACTTTTTTGGGCTTACTATAGACTCCAGCGACAATATTTATTGCGCGGGTGCCGCAAGGTTTTTTGCCACAAGCCGCACTGACATATATGTGGTCAAGTTCAACTCCTCCGGCACTGTTCAGCTTCGACGCACCATTGGGGACACTGGCACACCGTTTGAATCCGCGAGCAGTGTCTCAATAAACAATGTCGACTACTTTAATGTAGCTGCAACATCCGACGCACCCGGCAATGTCGACTCGGCTTTCCTTATCCTTGATCGATCAACAGGGGCAACAATAGGAGCAACAACCCAACGAGATGCGGGGGGATCGGGCCGCCAAGAGGGAGCATATGTGCTTCGTGGAGAAGCAGATACGGTGAGCTATTTCCTGGTCAATACATATGCCACGTTAAGCGCCGGAAGCAGATCAAGTCAAGTACTGCTAAGGCACACCAACGCTACCGGCTTTCCATATCAGCGGCAACTTAGCTCTACTACCAGCATTTACGCTGTCGCTGCGGCTATGAGCCCAGGTAACACGTATGTTTATACCTGCGCTAGATTGGTAAGTTCCGACGGCCTAAGGGAAGAACTGCTCATTGCCAAGTACAGCGCTGACACCAGCGGAACCCTTGTGTGGCAGCGAAAACTAGCTTGCCCAGCAGCAACTATTACTGCGAAGTCAATTGCAGTGGACTCCCTTGATAACGTGTACGTAACCCTGTCTCAAGTGTCGTCCGGATTGTCGGACAGAGTACTGATCTTAAAAGTCCCTGGAAGTGGGGCAGGCGCTGGGAACTCCGTTGTCATCGACAGCAGGACATATACATACTCGGCATCGACCGTAACCGCCTCTTCAGGGGGACTTCTTGTCTCTAGTTACAGTCCGTCTAATATCCAGCATACCGAGGGAGTAGTGACTCCAACTGCGGCGAGCGCAGCTAATACTTTAACAATAGCCGACCAGACGCTATGACTTACGTAAAGGAGCAACCATGAGACTACTTGCTATGGCCGTCTGCGCCCTGTCCTTGACAGGCTGCGCCACTGCCGAGTACCAGGCCTATGCTGACGCCCACAAAGCGCAAGCAGCGGCCCAGACGGCACGGTTCCAAGCTCTTGCCGACATTGCCCGGCAGGGCGACACCACGGCCAAGGTCGCTGCGGTCATGTCCCTGCAAATGGGTGGTGGTCAGCAGAACGCGCAGATCAACGCCCCCAAGTCATGGGCCGACTACGCCATGCAATGGACAGGCTTGTTGCTGCCAACCATCGGGCAGGTGTATACCGTGAACAAGCAGACCACGCTGGGCATGCGCCAGTCTGACAATGCAACAGCTCTGGGTGTCAGCACCAACGCAGCGTTTGTGGGCATCGCCTCGCAGATTCAAGCGCCAGCAGCTAACGTGACAACGATTGGCGGCAATGGTGTGATCGGCGCAGGCACTTACTCGATTGGAGCAAACAGTGGGTCAAACTCTGGCAACAGTGGTCGCCTTGCTGGTGGCGGCATTACTGACAATACGGCTACTCCAACTGTGGTGACCAGCACCAACACCACAACAACAACAACCACCCCTGCGGTGCCATGAAAGACTGGGCCGTAGCATTCTGTGCAGCGGCCTTTCTTGTTGGGCTGTCCCTGTGGTGCGCCCGCGTTTTTATTTGGAGTTTTTATGGTTGACCTCACCAAAGCCATTGGAGCCGTTGCCGCAAGCGTTGCTGCGCTAGGTGGCAGTTACACGCTGGCCGACAAGTTTGGTGTGTTTGACCGGGCGATCATCGAGTGGTCACCCGAGAATTTCAAAATCGTAGCGGAGGCTGGACAGCCCATCAACGTGACGGTTGCGCGGATCAAAAAGCGCGACGACTGCTCTGTTGAGAGCTTTACCCCAAGCATCCGGGATGCGGCGGGTATGGTGCATGAGGCCACAACCACTGCCAGTAAATTTAGCGGACCTGCGGGGCCAGAAATCGACACCTTCACCTATCAGCTCACCATGGTGAGAAAAGAGAAAATCGCCAGTGGCAAGGCAACTCTGCTGGCAACCATCAAATACAAGTGTCCCGAGGGAGAGCGCGTGGTGCAGTATCCCCGCCACACCAACCTCAGTTTTGAATTGAAAGGGTAAGCGATGTTTCCATTGACAGCACTTCTTGAGGTGGGTGGCAAGCTCATTGACAAGCTTATCCCAGACCCAGAGGCCAAAGCCAAGGCGCAACTTGATCTGGCCAAGATGGCGCAAGACGGTGAGCTGGCCAAAATGGCCAACGACACCAAGCTGTTTGAGATCGAGCAGACATCCATCACCGAGCGCTGGCGGTCCGACATGGGTAGCGACTCGTGGCTGTCCAAGAACATCCGGCCTATGGCGCTGATTGCCATCTTCGTGGCCTATTTCGTGTTCACCATGATGTCTGCCTACGGGTACAACGCACAGGAATCCTACGTGCAACTGCTGGGCCAGTGGGGGCAGATCATTTTCTTGGCCTACTTCGGTGGCCGCACAGTTGAGAAACTTGCAGACATGCGGGGCAAAAAATGACCGAAGACCAACTCAAGGAAATGCACATCGACCCGTCTTGGCTGGAGCCATTGACGGCGGCATTCCATCGGTTTGACATCGGCACCCCCGAGCGCCAAGCGGCATTTATCGGCCAGTGCGCCCATGAGTCTGGCAATTTCAAGACCCTGCAAGAGAACCTGAACTACAGCGCAAAGGGTTTGCACGCCACTTGGCCAAGCCGCTTCCCGTCTGAGGAGGCTGCGCAGCCGTTCCACCGCAACCCCGAGAAGATTGCCAACAAGGTTTACTCTGGCCGGATGGGCAACACGGACGAGGGAGATGGCTGGAAGTACCGTGGCCGGGGGCTGATCCAGTTGACCGGCAAGGACAACTACCGCCTCGCCTCTGATGCCTTGGGAGTGGACTTTGTGGCCAATCCTGATTTGGTTCTGACCAAAGAAAACGCAGCCCTGACGGCTGCGTGGTACTGGAACAAGCGCGGCTTAAACAAGGAGGCCGATGCTAAGGACTTCACCGGGATGACAAAGAAGATTAACGGTGGGACAATCGGGCTTGCAGACAGGGTTGCGCACATTAACACCGCCCTCAACGTCTTAACAGCTTAGTAATTGGAGTCACACATGAAAGCCACGCCGATCTGGGACAAAAAGCGCCCTAAAAGCATTGGAAAGCCCAAGGCTTTGACCCCCGCAAAGAAGGCCTCTGCAAAGGCCGCCGCCAAAAAAGCAGGTCGTCCATACCCAAACTTGGTTGATAACATGCGTGCCGCAAAGGGGTAAAAATGGCCCTCCTGCGACTGTTCCTCAAGCCTGGCATTGACAAACAGAACACCGAATACGGTGCGGAAGGCGGATGGGTAGACTGCGACTTTGTCCGATTCCGCTATGGCCTGCCAGAAAAGATAGGCGGCTGGGAATCGTTTAACACCCCGCAAATCTACTTTGTAGGGGCCGTTTCCGAGGTTTTTACCTGGAATGCGTTGGACGGAACACCATACATGGTTCTTGGCACCAACCGAAAAGTCTATGTTTTTTATGGCGGTGATTGGGCTGACATCACCCCCATCCGGGCAACTGACGCAGTTACCTTTAACACTACTAACGGCTCCGCCATAGTCACGGTTAACGATGCCAGTCATGGTGCAGTGGTCGGGGACTTTGTCACTTTCAACACGGTTACCGGGAACCCTGGGGGCATCCTTAATGCCACCCTAACAAACGAGTTTGAAATCCAACAGGTCTTGAGCGGAAGCCAGTACACAATCCTGTCTCCCACCGCTGCCACGTCCACCGCCTCTACCGCTGGCACGGCCAACGGGGTGTATCAAATCAGCGTGGGAAGTGACGTCAGCTTCTTTGACTATGGCTGGAACACGGGTGCATGGAACTCTTTTTCCTGGAACACACCTCGCCCTCCCACTGTTCTCGGCCTTGCCCTAAGCTCCCGTGTCTGGCAGTTTGACCACTGGAATACCTGCCCGTTCAAGACCTGATCATGCAGCTGGTGAACGGGCAGGTATTCCAGTGGTCCCCAGCCTCGGGCCTTTCAACACGGGCCACTGTTCTTGCTGGAGCGCCAACAAGAAGCACGTTTGCGTTGATCTCCACGCCCGACCGACACCTGGTGTGCTTTGGCACGGAATCCGTGCTTGGTGACCCGACCAGTCAAGACCCGATGTTTGTGCGCTTTTCAAGCCAAGAGAACATTGGTGACTTTGTTGCCACCGCCACCAACACGGCCGGCGGACAACGGCTCACGGACGGTAACGAGATCATCTCCGCACTGCGGTCGCGAGGACAGATTTTGATCTGGACGGATACCGCGCTGCATGGCCAGCAATTTATTGGGCCTCCGTACACCTTCGGTTTCCAGCAGCTGGGGGCCAACTGCGGAATTATTGGTCCGCATGCTTGTGCTGACGTCAACGGTGTGGCGTATTGGATGAGCAAGGACGCGTTCTTTGTTTTTGACGGTACGGTGAAAAAAATTCCGTCCTCCGTGCAGGACTACGTGTACGACAACATCAACACCGCCCAAGGATTTTCTGTCAACGTGGCCATCAATACCCAGTTCAACGAGGTCACGTGGTTCTACCCCACCGCCGACAGCTCGTATGTCAATCGGTCGGTAACGTACAACTACTTGGAAAATGTCTGGTCCATCGGCACCCTGGCTCGCACTGCGTGGCGGGACACTGGGTCATTCCCGTTACCTTTGGCCACAAAGTACGATCCGGAGTCAGTGCAGTCGAGCCTTACCCCCATTGTTGGCCTAACCGCCGGAAGGTCCATCTTGTACAACCAGGAGACCGGGGTAAATGATGATGGCCTGCCGATTGAGGCCCACATCTACTCAGGTTACTTTGACATTGGCGACGGGGACCAGGTGCTGTTCATGAAGCGCTTTATCCCAGACTTCAAAAATCAAGTCGGCAATCTGGCGGTGCGGCTGCTCTTGCGCTTGTACCCACAGACCAGCGCCACGCCAAGCTCTTTGGACCCCTACACCATCACGCCCACCACGGATAAAGTGGACACTCGCGCACGCGGCCGCCAGATTCAGTTGCGGATTGAAAGCAGCGACTTGAATGGCAACTGGCGCTTTGGCACGATGCGCGTTGATATTCAACCGGACGGCATTCGATGAGCAAGATCACCAACGTCCGCCTGCCCAACGCGAATCAGACGGACTACGACCCGGCGCAGTTCAACCAGCTGGTGCGCTCGCTTGAGCAGATTATTCTGCAGCTTAACAACACGTACACGCCGGTTACCAGTCAGGACACTGCGGCGGCTGCTACGTGGATGGGCATGGGCAGCGGAGCGGGAGGCGGGTTTGCTGGTGGTATCCGTGGGTTTCAGAACAGCAACGGCATCATCTTGCCCCAGGCAATGATGATCTCGGACCAGGACCAAACAAACGCCAGCATCACGGGTGAGAACCTGCTTACGTTTGCTCCTGCGTTCTCCAACGGTATCACCGTGGAAAGCGGCTCACGGATCAAAGTTCCTTGTGCTGGCCAGTACCTGGTGACATTTACCTTGCAGGTAACAAACCGCAGCAATACAGTCGCTGAATTTGAGGTATGGGCCAAGGACACTGGTGTCAACTACCCGTTGAGCAACACACGCTTTGATGTGCCTGCTCGTAAAAGCGCCAGTATTTGGTCCCACATAGTTCCAGCGATTACTGGTATTTTCACTGTAGATGATCCCACCAACGACTACTTGCAAGTTGCCTGGTGGTCGGATAATTTGAACGTCTTTATTCAGAACTATGCTGCTGGCACAAGTCCCACGCGCCCTGCCATTCCGTCAGTGATTCTTACCATCAACTTTGTATCGGCGAACTGATCATGGCAAACAAATACCTGCGCAAATACCTCACTCCGGCAGCTGCGACTGAAACAACAATCTACACCGCGCCAGCTGCAAATACGGGTGTTTTGTCCTCTTTGCGGGTGACGAACAGGAACGCTTCTACCACCGCTTTGACGGTCAACGTCTATCCGGCTGGCGGGGCTACTGCATTTTGTTTGCTGAAGGGCTATGCACTGCCCACGAACCAGACATTGGACGTCTTAAGCGGGGTGCCCTGCGTCTTAGAAACGGCCGATGTAATCAAGGTCACCAGCTCACAGGCGACAGTTGACTTTTACCTGTCCTATCTAGAGATGGACAGGGCGTGATAAGTGGACAGGGCGTGGGGATTTAAGGGATAATCTTGCCATTAACGCGTCCTTTCCCGGCGCGCAGCCCTAAGCGAGGCTACTGGCAAAAACTGGAAAGGACCACCATGGCGAATGAAGGAATCATGGCGCTGCCCCAAGGCATGCCCATGCAAGGCGAAGCGCCTGTAAACGAGCAACCGATTGTCTCAAGCGCAGACTCATACGATGCTGCGCAAACGGTGCTGCAACAGCGCAGCCCCGAAGAATACGCCGCGCTTAAGGCCGAGATTCGCCAGAGTATGGCGGAAGTGGAGCTTTCGGCGGCTGAAATATCCTCAATGCTTGAAACGCTGGTCTACATGTCCCAGCGCCCGGGCGAGTACGCCCAGCTGCGTCAAAACCTCATAGACAGCGATGCTGTTGACGCGGAAGACCTCCCGGAAGAGTATGACCCCGGATTCCTGGGCGCGATGATCTCTGCCTTGCATGAGCTGCAGTTGATGCAGTTTGAGGGAGCGCAGGCCCCCATGATGGACATGCCGCCCATACAGGGCGCAGATGCCATGCAGGGCATCAATGGGGGACAACCTCTGACCATGGCCCAAGGCGGTTTGGCAGATGTGGCTTCTTACATGGCGTCTCAGGGACGCAATGGCGACACCATGCTGGCGCACATCACGCCTGGAGAGGCGCAGCTGCTTAAGGCCCGTGGCGGCTCTGGAACAATTAATCCCGTCACAGGCCTGCCTGAATTCTTCCTCAAAAAGCTTTGGAAAAGCGTTACTGGCGCAGTCAAGAAGGTCCTTTCAAACCCCATTGGAAAAGTCTTGGCTACTGTGGGCTTGGCCATGCTCCTCGGACCAACGTCGATCGGCATGACGTTGGGTAAGGCAGGGACCGCCGCGCTGGTATCCGGCGGCGTAACTTTGGCGGGAGGCGGCAGCCTTAAAGAGGCCTTAATGTCAGGTGCCATGGGTTATTTTGGTGGTGGCGGCACCATTGGCGGCTTTAGCCCCACGCAGGCACTGGGCTCTTTCCTACCAGGAGCGGCAGGCAGCGCACTTAACACGGGCCTGGCCACCGGCCTTACGGGGTTTGGCATTGGCAAAATAGGCGGACTCAGCACGGCAGATGCCTTAAAAATGGGCCTCACCTCAGGAGCTTCGGCAGCTGCGATGAACGCGTTTGGAAACAACCCGCAAGCGAATGTCTCCTCTCAGCCCGGCATAGAAGTGGGCGGCTCCGATTACGGGCCTCAATATGACGGCACAGCCCGAAGCCTGCTTTCACTGCAGCCTAATCAGACAATGTCGTATGACCCTTCGACTGTTCCTGCAGGTGCGGCCCCTGTGGCGGCTCCTGCTGCGGCCCCTGCGGCATCTTCTCCAGGCTTCTTTGAGAGCCTGTTCGGTTCCTCATCGGCCCCTGGCACGGCGGCAGCGTCGCTTGGAGCTGCGGCTCCAGCCGCCGCAACTGCGGCGGCTGCTGCGGCCCCTGCGGCTGCGGCTGCTGCGGCTCCGGGCATGAGCATGCTGACTAAGGTAGGACTTGGGCTTGGAGCTGCCGCATTGTCAGGCGGTTTTAAAAACAAGGAAGACATCGACGAAGTATCGGCCGCCGAAAAAGCACGATACCTTGAAAATGCGCGGTTGGCCAAGGAGCGCGATAAGTTTGTCCGAGAGGGCGGGTATGGCTTGGAAACCGCCAAGCTTGCTCCATACAATCCAATCGTGAGCACTGACTACTCCGCAGCCCTTCCCATGCAGCCTGGCGCTCCAGTTGTCACGCCTACCGGCATTACAAATTCCCCAAGAGCCATTCCTCAGCCGTATAACCTTGCAGGGATGTACGGCGTGCCGTTGGTTTATGGGCAAGACATGCCTCAGCGCATGGCTAAGGGCGGCATACCCGAGCCCACACAGTTTCCTCGTAAAACAGGTCCTATCAACGGGCCTGGAAGTGGGACTTCAGACGACATCCCAGCTATGCTGTCGGATGGCGAATTCGTGTTTACTGCCAAGGCTGTCCGCAACGCGGGCAGCGGAAGTCGTCGCAAGGGTGCGGCGCGCATGTACAAGCTCATGAAGATGCTTGAAGGCGGTCCTGTGAAGGGGAAATAAATGGCAGACGTAACCACCACCGCGCAGATAGTGCAGGAGTCTCCTCGGATTGAGGAGGCAAAACTGCGCTTAATGGAGGAAGCAGAGAGACTTTCTTTTGGTCTTCCAAACAAAGCGGGCATTGTTGCCCCCACTCTCGGCTCTCAGCTTCCCGCTTACCAAGTGGCAGGCTTTTCCCCTGCTCAGCAAGCCGCTTTAGCGGCGGCTACGCAACAGGGTATTGGAGCGTTTAACCCGTACATGACCAATGCCAATAGGGCGGTGGAGGCTGCATATACGACCACGGGCGAAGCTGCTGACGTGCTGCGCGGGGCGGACACTCGTAACCAGTTTTTTGATGCACAGGCGGCCATGCGGCAGGCGGGGCAAGCTGCTGCCAACACCACTGCAGGCATTGGTCAAATCAACCAAGGGTTGGACTACCTTGACAGTGCTGCACGGCGCACTGCAATGTCTGACACTACGGGGCAGTTCGGCGGCGCTCGTCAGGACCTGCAATCGGGCCTTGGCGCGTTGTCCACGGCCCAGAACATGTCTGCAGGTGCCAGCCAGGCCAACCTCAATCCCGCCACGTCCACCATCGGCATGGGCCTGCAGCAGGGCCAACAGACACTGGGCATGGGGATTGGTGCACTTAGCGGTGCAGCGCAGGGCTACGACCCGCGTTTTGCACAGGCCTTCATGGACCCGTACCGTCAGCAGGTCATTGACGAGACCATGCGTCAAATGGATCGCCAAGGCGCAATTGCTGGGCAGGGTCTGGCAGCGCAGGCAGTCCGATCTGGTGCGTTTGGCGGCGAGCGCGAAGGCGTTCAACGCGCCGAAATGCAGCGCAACTTGATGGACCAGAAGTCGTCCACAATCGCCAACCTCTTGTCACAGGGCTATACCCAGGCGCAGGCGCAGGCCATGAATGCGTTTGAGCAGCAACAAGGGCGTCAAATGCAGGCGGGCCAAGGTATTGGCCAGTTGGGCGCTCAGCAGGCTCAACTGGGGGTGCAGGCTGGGGGTCAGCTGGGCAATCTAGGTGTTCAGCAGGCTCAACTGGGTCAAGGCGCTGCCGGGCAGTTTCTGCAGGCCAGTCAGCAGTATGGGAACTTGGCCTCTCAGGGCGGCGCGTTGGCGGGCCAAGAAGCGGCCATCAACCAAAACATTGCCAACCTGTTGATGCAACAGTCCCAGGCTCGCAACCAAGCCGCCCAAACGGCTGGCACGTTGTATGGCCAACAGGGGCAACAGTTCCAGCAAATAGGACAGGGCATTGGCAGCCTAGCCGGGCAGCAGTTTGGCATTGGCCAACAGCAGGCGCAAGGGCTGGGCGCAATGGCGGGCCAATTGGGCCAGCTTGGTGTGCAGCAGGCCGCATTGGGTCAGACGGCTCAAACCCTTCAACAAGGCGACATCAACTTCTTGTACAACACCGGGCAGGCTCAGCAGGCGCTTAACCAACAAGGGCTTGATGCTCAGCGGGCCACACAGCTCCAGCAGGTCTACGCGCCCTATCAACAGGCCGCGTTCTTGTCAGACATCTACAAGGGCGCACCGTCTTCGCAAATGCAGACCACTATTGCAAGCACGCCCAGCGCCAGTCCATTCCAGCAAGCCGTAGGCATCGGCCTAGGTGCCCTTTCCACGGTAGCCGGTGCCAAAAAGGCGGGTCTTTTTTAAGAGGTCACTATGAACAAAAAAATGAAGGCAATGGATGACGATGTCGAAAACGTCGGCATCATGCAGGGTCTCATGGACTCAATGTCGGAAGAGGACGAGGGCGATGACGAGGACGATGATTCCGAGAAAATGCTGGAGCGTCGTCCTGATACGCCGGAAATCTTGATGAATAACTTGCGCGGCGACATGCGCTCTATTGACGCGCGCCGGGATGAGTTGGCTGACTTGGTGGGCTATCAGGCCGCCACTGAAACGCCAGAAACCGTCTTGGCCATGCTACAGCCTGTGCTGGCAAAGCAGGGTGGTGGCGGTATCGGCGCGCTGCCCCAATCAGCGCCCATGGCCCAAGGGCCACAGCCACCAATGATGGACGGCGCTCCCGGCATGCCTCCCCCCGGCATGCCTCCGGTGCCGGCTGAGATGGGCATGCCCCCTCCGGGCATGCCCCCACTGCCTCCTGGCGCAGACATGCCCCCGCCCCCACAGCAAGGAGGCATAGCTGAACTGACGGCGGCCCTTGGTGGGGGTGCACCCCCTTCTGCGCCGATCGCAATGGCCAAGGGCGGGTACGTCCAAAATTTTAGCGACGGGTCGGATGAAGAAGGCGTGACCCCTGCTGTACAAAGCCCTTCTGACTCCGGCGCTATGATGTTTCCTCCCGAAATGGTGGCCGCTGCTCAGCGGCAGGCCATGGGCACGCTTAACCAGCAGCCGGTTCGGGCCCCGAGCATTGAAGAAGCGACGATGTCCCGCCTACCACTGCTCAACAAGATGCTGGCCGTGGACAAGAATACAACGCAGGCACAGATGCTGTTTGACCTCGGACAACGGGCCTTTGGCTTTGCTGCAAACACCGACGAGACGGGTAAACCATTGCGCGGCAGCTTTATCTCTCGCCTGGCCGGGGCCACCCGAACACTGCCCGCTGCCATGGGTCGGCAACTGGAACAGATCACCCAGATTGATCGTCAGATCAAAACTCTGGCATTGCAGCAAGGTGAGAAAGACGTTGACAAAGTCGCAGCTCAAAATGCTGAGCTGGAAAAGCGCAAGGGCAGTTTGCTCAACGAAGTGCTGCGCGCTCAAGCGAAGATTGAAGCCAAGAAGATTGGTGGCGCAGCAACCAATGCGTTTGGTAACAGCTTGGACGGACGCATCATGAATTCGTTTGTGACCTTGGGGCCAAAGGTTGAAGCCGGCACTGCCACACCGCAGGAGGAACAAATCTTCTCATTGGCGAAGGATAAGTGGCTTGAGCCCAAGATGGTCCCCATCATGGACCCCGTGACCAACATGATCAGTGGATATCGAGAAGTAAGAAGAGAGCTTCCTCAAATCCTGACAAGGGGAACTGCCGCTTCGGGACAAGGCGTTGCACCATTGCCGATGGGCGGCCCGCAGCCAAGCGCTTCTTCAGGCCCGAGCGTGCCACCGCTGCCAATGGGCGGGCCAGGCACTTCTCCTGCAGGCACTGCTGAAGCAGAGGCTGCCCCTCAGATTTCTCTTTGGAATGACAGGTACAAGATTTCTGGGCCAGTGAGCGCCGCAAAGGACGTCATCTCCGGTATCCCCGGCCTTGGTGACCCCTTTGCTGAGATTTCCTTGGCACGTCAACAAGCCAAGCAACAGGCAGAGCGCGTTGTGGAGTCCTTGCTTAAGAGCACGGCAGGCAGCCAAAAGGAACAGGAGCAGTTGAAGGGTGTGATTGGGATTATTCCAAGCGCTACGCTGGACCCCGACGCATACGGCACGAAGCTTATCGCACTGGGTTCAACGCTTCGTAGCATGATCTCAGAAAACGAGAAGCAAGGGTCTGCGAGCTCTGGCCTGACACCTGCTGATAAGGGCAAGGCACGACAGCGCGCCTCGGCTCTCGCCCAGCAATACGACAACCTTGGCCTTCCTCCAGTTGTGATGAGCCAAGAAGAGATTCGACTGTACCCTCCTGGTACAGAGGTTCTGTGGCAGGGCAAGCAACTCTATCGAGTTGCTGACCGACCACGAGGAAACAATTAAGGGGATTTCATGTCCGATAAAGATCAGATTCCTGAGGGGCTAGAGCCTGTTACGCGTCCAGCTATGCGGATGCTTGATACCACTTCCGCAGCCGACCAGGTACCGGAAGGCCTTGAGCCCGCTCAGCCTAGTTTTTTGGATCGGGCGAGCCAGTACGTTCAAGGCGTGGGCCAAGGACTTGTCAGCGACTCTCCTACGGTGGCTGGAGCTGTCAGCGGCTTGAGATTGGGGTTGCCCTTCGGCGGTCCTGCGGCCGTGGGCGGCATGATCGCGGGCGGTGTCGGCGGCTACTTCGCAGGCAAGAGTGCGGAAGACGCCTACAAGGACTTTTTCCCAGAGCCAACCGACCCCACTTCAAAGGTATACCGAGAGGCAGGCAAGACCGGTGGCAGTAGCCTCCCATTCATGGCAGCCGTTCCCTATTTGCCCACGATGACAGGCAGCCGCGTGGGGCGTTTTGTCACGGATATTCGCGATGCCGCTGTTCGCAATCCCAAGACGTTCAAGACCAGTGAGGTCATGGGTGCCCTTGGTGCAAGTCTCGGGGCCGGAATAGCGGAGAGCGAGGACCCCGGAGCACCCGGCACACGCATGGCAGGGGAGGTCGTTGGCGGTGTCCTTTTCCCCGGCCGCTTCCTGATCAACCAGACGGGGACCGTGATGGACGGCCTGTCAAAGATCGCTACCAACTTCAGTGCAAGCTCACGAGAAGCGCGGGCCGCGAACCGCCTGTACACGATCCTGGAAGAGTTTGGCGAGGACATCCCCACTCTGATCCGTCGCCTTGAGGCTGACATGCCGATCGACCAGCTGTCCGTGCCAGGCGGGAAACGCATCACGCCCACTGCTGCACAGAAGACGGATAGCCTAGGGCTGACCGCGCTGGAGTCCGCTCTGGGCAACACCAATAAAGACTTTTTGGGCAGGGCTCGGGAGCAGGGGCGGCAAGCTTCCCAGGCCTACCAAATGTTGACGGACAGATTGAAGGACATCGGTACTCAGGACTCCTTGTTCTTGGCCGCACAGCTGCAGGAGGCCCGGTTCAATTCCATGCTCGACGGGCGTTTGCAAGACGCTGATCGCATTGCGGCGCTGAAGATTTCCAAGCTCACCAAAGACACCCCTGAGGCACGAAAGGCCATCGGAGCCACCGTCAAAGAGCAAACCGAGCTTGCGCTGCGCGATGCCCGCGACTACGAGAGCGGCCTCTGGAAAGGTGCCTTAGATTCCTTGACTAAGCCCAGTCTCAAAACAACCAAGGAAAGGGTGGTAATAGGGGAGGACCCTCGAACAGGGAAAGAGATCGTTCGGTACATCCCCCGACAGGAATACGTTGCGCCTTCGATAGCCCCCACCAACACCGCCAACAGTTTTGCCGAGCGGGCATCCAGCGTGGGCCAAGCCCTGTACGACACCGCTATCCCAAAGCCTGTCCGTGACATCATGGATGCTATGGGGGTTGACCAGGACTCCGTAAAGAGATTTAGTGCCGGTCGACGGACGCAGGAGTACATGGAGACGGGCCAGATTCCACAGCGCTTCTTGCCGCAGACTAAGCCCATAAGTGTTGACGAGCTGGTGAACTACCGATCTACGCTGCTCAAAATGTCTCGCGAAGCTGCCGGGAAGGGCGACGTCAACAACGCCAACTTCTACGGCACGATGGCCGAGGGCATGTTGCAGGACTTGAGCTCACTTAAAAACCCTCAGTTTGATGAGGCGCGCCAGTTCTCCAAATCATTGAACGACGTCTTTACCCGTTCCTTTGCCAACACAGTTGGCGGTGTGACGGGAAGCGGTGCCGAGCGCCTGCCTGCCGAAATCCTGGTGAGCCGTGCCTTCGGAGCCAATGCCGACGTGACTGCCATGCGCATGAACGAGGTTGAAGGCGCGGTGAAGTTCATGTCCAAGCGCTACGACGACGCAGTGCGCACTTTTGGCGCAGACAGCCCACAAGCTGCCGCGCTCAAGCCCGCAGCTGACGTCTCACGCGCAGGAGCGGCATCCCTGGCGGATGCACAGCAGCGCGTCCTCCGCATGGGCGCGTCGGCGGCCCTCGAGACCCGGTTTGATCCGGAGACCGGACGTGACGTTACGCGTGTCGTCACCTCAAGGCTGAACAAATTCATTGCTGAAAACAAGCCCATGCTGGACAAGCTGGGGATGACGGCTGACTTGAAAGACACGGTCAAGGCCGAAAACGCTTTTCGCATGGTCCAGAACGAAAACAGCGCGCTCATGAAGCGGGCCGCTGATCAGTATGCCTTTGCCAATGTCATCAAAGCAGGTTCGGAGCGTCCCAGCCTTGCATTGGGCACTATCCTCAACGGTAATACACCGGTTCGGGACATGCAGAACCTGGTTAAGATGGTCAAGGAATCGGACCAGAGTGAGGCTGCCATCCGAGGACTGAAGTCGTCCCTGTACGATTACGCGTACACCAAGGCCACAAACGCTAATGGCAACCTCAGCCCGCAGGCCTTTGAAGACGCGTTCTTCAAGCCGCTGGGCCCAAACCTGCCTTCGGTTGCCAACGTCATGCGTGCCAACGGCGTGATGACTTTGAGCGAGATGAAGGGCCTCAAGCGCTTGACTGATCCAATGATCCGGATTGAAAAGTCCATGGCCAGCGGTCGCACGCTGGACGAAATCGTTCCAGGCAGCGACGCGGTCGAGGAGCTGGTGCAGCGTGTCATTGGTGCGCGCATCGGTACTGCCGCAGCTCCTAGTGGCCCAGGCTCCCTGATCGCGGCTTCCGCAGGCTCCAAGGCCGTGCGCTCCATCTTTGACAAGATGCCCAGCATGAGCACCGTGTCTATCCTGGAGAGGGCGGCGCAGGACCCTGAGTTCATGTCTCTACTGCTTAAAAAAGGGCGGACAGAGTCAGACAAGCTTCAGATTGCGCGGCAGCTGCATGGCTACCTGCTGGCCTCCGGCCTGAACTACGCTACCTACGAAGAGCCAGCGCCTTCCCCTGCCCCAGCGCCAGCCAGCCAAGGCCAGGCAGCGCAGCAGTTGCGTCAAATGGCCCCTGCCCCAAGCACTCGGGGCACGGGCCTCAACCTCACACCTAAGCCCCCTAGCCCGGCCGGTGCGACAGGTGGGGCTGCAGGCGCAGCCCCTGCCAGCCCCAACGCGCGGTCCATGATGCAGTCACTGTTCCCGTTTGACAGCGTCAGTGGCCTTGCCTCTCAGCAGCAACAGCCTCCTGCGCCAAGGTAAGCCTTGCCATCCACTGGGTCTTGAAGTTTCGCCACTCTCGACCCGTGGTGGTGAACTCCTGCGTTGTGCCATCCTGCACTGCGATCAGCACCGCACCGAAGTCAATGTCGGTGCCGTGCATCCAGTCGTGTGCGGTGGCGTACGCAGCAAGCTGGTGGAAGTAATCGGTGATGTGCTCGTGGCGCTTGGGCTTGACCGACTGCTTGAAGTCCACGATGGCCAGCTTGCCACGGTACGTGGCCACCAAATCGGTCGAGCCGGCGTACTGCTGGCCGTAGTGCAGTGACACCTCCGAGCCGTGAATCTCAGAGATCGCACCGAAGTACCGGTTGGCCAGGGTAAACGCCATCAGGTGCCCCTTCATGGCCAGCCAATCCGGGCCAAACTGCATAAGGTGACCGTTGATGATGCACTCAAGTGTGGTGTGCATCCAGGTGCCGATGTAAGACGCCTGATCCTTCTGCCGATCGGCCTCGGCTTGGCCAACCCTGTCCGCCCAATCCTTGAGCGCAGCCTTGTCTTTGGTGCGGTCCAAGATGGTTGTCACCGACGGGACACGACTGCCGTCCGCCAAGACATACATGCGGCCCGTGGGCGCGTCAATCCGCTCAAGTTTTTTGTAGTCAAAGCGCGTGGACCAGGGGATTAGATGAGCCATTGTTTGAAGTCCTCTCCCAGCACCTGGGTTGCGATGTCGATCTTTGCACGCAGCGCTTTGACGATCTTTTCGTCCACGGTGCCCACGGCGATCAGGTCAATGTAGGTGACGTTCTTGGTCTGGCCAATACGGTGTGCACGGTCCTCGGACTGCAGGCGCTTTTCCAGGTCAAAGCTGTTGCTGTAGTAGACCATCGTGTGCGCGGCCGTAAGCGTCAGACCGTAGCCGCCCGTGCTCGGATTGCCAACGAAGAACCGCAGCTCGCTGTTCATATCCTGGAAGTCATCAACGATGCGCTGGCGCTCTTCAGACACCGTGTCCCCGTAGTAGGTGGCCACGCTGTTCATGCCGTACTCTTTGGCCAGGGCCAGCTTGATGGCCTCGATGTCGTGGCGGTAGTTGGCCCAGATGATGATCTTGCCGTCCGTCTCCTCGACAACAGCCAGCAACTCGTCCATCCGCTTGTTGGGCAGCTCAATCACCGTACCGTCGTCCAGCTTGGCGTGACCGCACACGATCTGGTGCAGCCGCATGAGCTGGGTGAGGGCGTTGACCGTGCTCACCAGGCCGCCGTCGATCTGGGCCATGGCATAGGCCTTCATCTCGTTGTACGCCTTGATCTGCTCAGGCGTCAGGTCCACTTCGCGCTTGACGTAAAGCTTGTCGGGCAGGTCCAGGCACTCTTCCTTCTTGACGCGAAACGCAAAGCGATCGAGTTTTTCTTTGAGCTCGTCCAGGCGGCGGTAGCCCACGATTTGCTTGAAACTGTGGGTGTTGAGCTGGCGCTCCACCGTCACGCAGTAGCGGGCCTGGAACACATAAAAACTGCTCACGTTCAGGCAGCCGTCAGACAGGAATGCGCACTGCTGGTACAGGTCCATCGGGCTCTTGGTGACCGGGGAGCCCGTGAGGATGCGCCTGTATCGCGCGCCACGGCCCACCTTCTCAGTGTTCTTGCTGCGAGCGGAGCTGTGCGTTTTGATGGTGGTGCTCTCGTCGATCGCCATCATGGCGTTGTGCACCAGCAAAAAGCGCTTGGCGTAGGCCGTGCCCTTGGCGGTGCTGAAGGCCTCGACGTTCATCACCAGGATTTTGAGGTCCTCGGTGACGGTGAACAGCTCGTCCATGGCCTGCTGCTCGGCCTTGCGCGGCGACGGATTCCAGATCGCCATACGGTAGACAACGTGGTCGGGTAAGTGCTTAGGAATTTCGGTGTTGAACCAGTTGCGGTAAACGCCCTTGGGGGCCACAATCAAAAACCCGTTGATCTTGCCCTTGTCATAGAGCATGGCCACGTTGTTGATCAGCATGAAGCTCTTGCCGGTGCCCATGTCGGCAAAGAGGGCTGCCACAGGGTATTCCCAGAAGCGCTCGAGGTAAGCCTGTTGATGGACAAACGGCTTGTTTTTGAAGGGGTAGGTCGATAAAAATTGATTCATGATGTCTAACTTTCTGGCAGGGCTTGCATAGTCCTGAAAATGTAGTGTACACTGGCCCCTCAGATTCAGAAAGAAGAAATTAAATGCCAAAAGTTTACGTCGTCTCAGAGACCACGCAACACAACATTGCAAGCGCTCTGGACTATGGCCAGATCGAAACTATTCTGCCGCCCAATGCGCAGATAGCTTTCTCCGTTGTGCCAACAGTCCGCCGCATCCAGCGCAAGCTGGAGAAATTTTCCGATGAGGACTACTTGCTCCTCATTGGTGACCCGTCTGCCATAGGCATTGCCTGTGCAGTAGCTGCCAGTAAAAACAATGGCCGCTTTAAGTGTCTCAAGTGGGACAAGCGTGAAAGACGCTACATTCCGCTGGAGGTTGATTTGTTTAAGAAAGGAGAAAGCGATGAGTCTTACGACTTTATTTGAAGATGACGCAGGTGCCTTGAGGGTATCTGACGATCAGGTCACTGGCATTGCAGGTCTCGCCAAGCGGGCCAAGATGCTGGAGAAAGAGATCAGCGACATGGAGGAAGTTCTCAAGGAACGCTCCGAGCAGTATCGCAAACTCACCGAGCAGACTATCCCCGAGGCCATGGCCGAGACGGGTATGAAGAAGTTTGTCATGGAAGACGGCTCGTCCATTGACGTCAAGCCGTACTACGGTGCAAGCATCTCCAAAGCACGTCAGGCAGAAGCGTTCCAGTGGTTGCGCGATCACCAGTCTGACGACATCATCAAGAACACCATCAGCGTCCGCTTTGGACGCGGTGAAGACGAGCTCTCTGCTCGTCTACTGAATCTCCTGGGCGAGCAAGGCTACCCTGCCGAGCAAGCACAGAAGATAGAACCCCAGACCCTCAAGGCCTGGGTGAAGGAACGTGTCGAGAAGGGTCAGCCCGTCGACACAGAACTTTTTGGCGTATTTATTGGCCAAAAAGCAATCATCAAATCAAACTGAAACAAGGATCAAGGATCATGGCTAAAAACGAAATCGCAGCACAAGAGACCAACACTGCATTGGCAATTATGAGCGACCTGGAGCAAGATGCAGGCGCTGGCTTTGACGGCATGACACAAGAGGACTATGCACTGCCCTTTTTGCGTCTGTTGACCAGCACCAGCCCTGAGGTGGGTGAGATGGACGGCGCGCTGCCGGGCATGATGCTCAACAGCGTGACAGGCGAACTGTTTGACGGCAAGCACGGCATCGCTGTTGTGCCTTGCGCCTATGTGCGCCAGTACATCGAGTGGATGCCCCGTGGCCAAGGCAGCGGTGCACCCGTGCACATTTATCCCGCAACCAGCGACATCCTGTCCCAGACTCACAAAGAGCCGGGCGACAATAAGGACTACCTGGACAACGGCAACTACATCGAGAACACGGCCAACTACTACGTGATGATCGTGAGCGAGCAAGGCGTGCCTGAGCCAGCGCTGATCACCATGAAATCCACGCAGCTCAAGAAGAGCCGCAAGTGGAATTCCATGATGCAGTCGGTTAAGATTCAGGGCAAGAACGGCCTGTTCACGCCTCCTATGTACAGCCAGCTGTACCGCCTTTCTTCCGTGGCCGAGTCAAACGACAAAGGCAAGTGGTACGGCTGGGAAGTCGAGCGTACGGGCGCAGTGGAGTCTGCCGACATTTACAATGCTGCCAAAGCATTTGCACAGTCAGTCGGTTCGGGTGACGTGAAGGTCAAACACGAAAGCGAAACTGGAACAGCCAGTAATGGCGCAGCTCCATTCTGATTTTCGGGGCCGAAAATGTTCGGGAGACTGATAGTTGTTGCTCACCAAGTAGCTCTTGGCGGGCAATCTTCGGGTACCCCTTCCGGCTTGAGT